TAACAACGCATAATCAGTATATGTATCTGGACCATCACCTTTGTGAACGGTCACAGAATTCTGCATATTCTGATCTCTAAACCACTCGTTATAAATTAAATTGTAAGCACGTGGCCAAAAAGCACAAACACTTACTGTATTACCTGTCCCTACTTGTCCGACGGTAGGTAAACCCATATAGTCATATAAACCGCCTGTAGGGAACCCGTTAGCAGGGCTAACAATCTGTGGCACTGTATAAGAAATAGAATCACCCGGATCCTCTTGCTCTCCCATAAACTTCTGCCAGTTGTTCCAAATCAAACGGTTTGGAACAAAGAAAAAGAAACTATCCATATGCATGTTATCCATGATTGGATATAACGGTGTAGCTAAACGGGCAAATGCCGTCATCTTTAAATTAAACGTATCGCCTGGTAGTACTTCGTCAACATACACAGGTATCAAATAACCCGCATCAAAAGTTGTCTTATGAGTCTTTTGTGCTTTGAACCTACTGCGGGGAATATCCGCTTTTGGAATCATTGCAAACTGATGCACATCTACCGAGCGATTACGAAACATACTATCTCCTTAAGAATTACTTAATTTTTACATCTTTACCACGAACTATTACACTAGGGTTATCCCTAAGTTCGTACTTACCAATAGAATCATCAAATACACCCAATTCATATAAATCAAAATCATCTGGGTGATTAAATAACTGATTATCCTTATCTTCACGATTTACTTCATCCGTAAACGATCTAATAGCAACTCCCAATGACTGTAAATACATTGGTCGACCAAACGCTTCCGCTGCTAAATCTCTAACACTAACAATAACCGAAATCATAACTTCTCCTTAAACTAACTCACGTTTTAACATTTTTACACGGGCTTTAGTCACAATCTCTTTAACTAATAACCTACTGTCCGTGTTATCTTCAAAATTCGCTTTAGCTAATTGCTCACGCTTAAACTGAATCTCTTCCCATTCAAATGGGGATTCTTTCGAATACTTCAAGTCATAATACTTCGGTGGCCGAACCTTTCGGCCGTTTATTACCACATAATCATGTGGATAAACGTCCGATTTATATTTTTTAAACCATTCATAACCTATGCCAGGTTTCAATGACATCTTATTAAACTCGGACTTCTTCTCTAATACTTCTCCAGTCTCTAAATCTGTAAACTTATAATGCTGATCATGCTTACCTTGGCCAGTAACCTTCTTCATAATATATCTAGCTACATACGCAGCAGACTCAAAATTTACATCTCCGATAGACGAAAAACCATACTCCCATAACTTTTCAAGTTCTTTGGATCTATAAAGCTTACTTCCACTTCCTGTGCGTTTCCAGTACTGGCGATCTGGAAAATCAAATCCGAATATACAGGCATGGAAATGAGGTCTATCAAACTTTTCACCATACTCTCCGCACATATAAAACCTAATGTTAGAGCCATACTTTTTCCGTAATCTTTTCATAAATAATTGAAAATCACGATAATGCAACGAACGATCTTTTGGTAAAAATTCGTCGTTATAAGTTAACGTGATAAAACAATTCTTATCATGAAGCTTAGCTTCATGTAAACATCGCATAGCCCATTGACGGCTACGCTCTAACCGACACCCAACACATTGACCGCAAGGCAATGATAACGTTCGACTGATGTCGAAATACCGCCTTTCGCTAAAAACAACCTGCCCATCAACTGTTTGATATGCCGCTATCGGATGATAGCAAGGCAATTACAACCTCCAACCACCACGCATTGGGTTCATACGCATATTTGGGGCTTTTGTACGCCTTACATTATGTTTAAAATGCCGGGCTGACATCTTCTTATTAACAGGTTTTCTACGTAGCATAACTTCTCCTTGTGGTCTTTGGTGTCACCTAGCACAGTTACATCAAGTAAGTCACTGTGCTTCGGGGGCCTTCGGCTCCCCGACCGGTGTTTCTGAAGGCTCAGAAATGGGCTTAGCAGCAACTAAGCCGAGCTTAATTGCTTCTTCACGATTTTCCTCATTACCAAGAAAATCGATTAATTCTGCGGGGTCGTTATTAAACCGACTCCGCAACTGAGCTGGCAGCTCCATAAAATCATCTTGGGCTGCCAATACGGCATTTACTGCCGAATGATAGTCCAAAACCCCTGTAAAATCCCCATATTGGGGACTTAATGGTTGACCTGGCAATTCGCCAGTCAACCCAAAATTTCGTACGATTACATTAATATCGCACTCATCCTTAAAGTTCTGTTGAGCCAAACTCGGGTCTGGACAAGCCAGACCAGTCTCATCAGAAACTTTATCTACATCATAATTATATGGTGTACGTAAAAAAGGAACTTTTTTCTCTTTCATATTATCTTCCACGGGAAGGCATCGGTTGCTTCCCGACACTTGGTCTAAACATATTACTAACGTTTCTTGCAATACCGGCAGCTGACGCTCCTGCCTGTGACAAATCTCTTAAAGCAAATGGGTTATAAGGCGCATTCTCATAATATGCGCCTTTTGATTTAGCCTCTGGCAAATCACCCAATCGCTTTATTTGCTCGTCTACACGCCTTACGGCTTCTTCTGCATTAGTAGCAGTTTTACGAGCATCATTAAGCAACTGCTCCGAAATAAGGTTTTTTAACCTTTGTTCAACATTCGGAGCCTCTAATAACTTTAACTTAGTATCTGCACTATACATATCTGCACGTTCATACGATTCAATCGTATTAGCATGCTTTAATTCTAAATCAGCTTTAATATTACCTAACTGGGCAGCACTAGACGCTAACGCTTCTGCAGGATTCCTTAATGTAGCTTGTTGACCCACTGCCGCACTTCCAGACGGCGTACCAGCTCCACCTTGGGTATAAGCTAGCATAGGATTAAGACCTGCAGCAATCAAATCTTTCACAGTAGTTTGATACTGTGAAGCTCTCATACGCTCTTGAAAATCCATCTGCTTTTGTGCTTGTTCAGCACTAAAAGACTGGGCACCCGCTGCTTGCGCAGCTTGTGCCTCATTGGTTAACAAACCTCCCAGAAGGCTTGCACCACCGCCAATAAAAGCGGGCATAACACTTGGTGCACTTAAAGCCTTACCAACAGACTCAATAACTCCGCTAAATAGTCCCATATTAGAAATGATCAATCAAACCAGGTACAGAATACATTGGCATTGGTCTGGCCATTGTTATATCAAAGAAACTATCAAACAAAAACTGTTGTCCGTTTGCTGCTGCACCTACAGCAACAACACGGCTAACAGGTGGTGTGTCTTGAATAAACGTATTATTCAATGTTGGCAACGCAGTAAATTTCTGCGCCAAATGCCAAGCATCTAACGTACCACTTGTGGTTGATCTAAACAAACCAGTAATCATTGAGGGCTTATAACGATATTCAGCCCATCGCTCTTGATAACCAAACACATTGTTATCATTCGCATCACCTCTTGCATAAATCTCTTTATTAAGAATCGCTTGTTCACCAAGCGTAGCAAATGCAGGAAAATAAAAATCATAACGTGTAGACCTTGACCACATGCGTGGAAGGCCCTGCTGATATGTTAAATCAGCACGAACAGACACTAAACCAATAACAACGCCATGCTCTACAAAGCTTTGCGTAAAGCCATGACCACTTGCGAGTGACGTGCCCATAGCCGCAAGATTGCCCAAAACTGTAGAACCTCCAGAAAGATTGGTCGCACTTGTCTGGGCAATAGGATTGATATTAACAACAGTGGAACCCCCACCAAGATACTCAGGACGCTGCAAACGAGCGTCTGGACTAATAACTCCAAAATGAGAGCGAATAATTTCAGTATAACGTGTACCTCCACGAGCATCCCTTTCTAGTAATTTTTGTATTTGAAACGATTGACGCAACTGATTAATAGTTGCTGCAGTTGCAGCTGACAAATCAGCGTATAAATTAGTATCAAAATTAGCTGTTACTGTCGTTGCAGTATCTGCAAACAAACCAGTACCTGAATTATAAATACCCATTTTCTGCTTAACACCCACTGTATTGCCTGTAATCTGGGTCAACTTGGTGTAATCTGAATACACCGGTGCGGACGTACCTAATGGTAACGTAACACTTGTGCCTTTCTGAGGCCATGGCAAAGCACTAGTAAAATAATCATGTCGCTTACCGCGACGTAACAACGCATAATCAGTATATGTATCTGGACCATCACCTTTGTGAACGGTCACAGAATTCTGCATATTCTGATCTCTAAACCACTCGTTATAAATTAAATTGTAAGCACGTGGCCAAAAAGC